GGTAACAGCAGAATATCGCCATCATACTCAGGCTTCTTGATCCGAAAACCCCAGTTCAACAAATCACGCGATACTTCCCACTTGCTCGCTTCGTACCAGGACTGTTTAAACGGTGGTCCTTTAACTCCGACTCGTTCCCAAACCTCGTAACACAAGTGGATGCAATCAATATGGCTATCACTGCCGTCGGCGCCTAGCCGATACGGCATTCCAATTAGATCACTGCAGTCGGACATTATTGCTAATGGGTAGGTTGCCAACCAACCGCTGCGTCAGCGAGCGCCTTGGTACGTCCGTTCCAACAGCATCCAAAATAGAACTGAGCTTTAGATTTAGCGATACGTTGTCCCACTGCCCGCCAACAGCTTGGCCCGTAAACGAATGCAATGTTTGATGAGTGCCTGCTGGGTTATCAGCGTCCAAAATCAACACGTCAACTTCAATAAGCCAGTTCTGGTCAATTGCTTCATCAGCCAAGGCGCGAGACAAACCATTGTTAGGAAACACAAGAGTTGCTTCTAGGCCGTCACCCGTGCGATTAACGGTTACGCCTGAAAAACCAAATGGCACAAACTGATATTGATTGCCGTTATGCGTGGCTTCTTGGTTGAGGAAAAAGTTTTGGAAAAAATAAAGCGTTTCTAGCTTGCCCGTTGATGGGCTGCGACGCTTGATTCGAGTGGCATGGCCAAATGCGTACTGACTCACATTCCTAACCTCCGGCGAGTGCTGCCGCTCATCTGTAATCGTTTTAGCGTGTTCTGTTCACCGCGTTGTGCGCCTTGCGATGCTGCACGTTGCATCCCGCTCTGGAACTGATCAGCGGTTACATAATCAACGCTGTTGATACGCTCCACGGTGTAGCGAACATCGATTGGTGCTGCGACTGCAGTGCCGCCATCTTCGCTTGCAGAACCACCACGATTGTCAGGAATAACGCCACCACCACGCGAGCCTCGTGAATAACGCGACATGCTTTCACGCATTTTGGATGCTGGGATGACGTACTCAGGCTCGCCACCCTCACCAATCAGTGCGTTAGTTGGCTTGTTTACAACACCGCCTTCTGCAAAAGTTCCAAAAGAATTGGTATTACCAAAGGGGTTGGTCATGCCACCACCAATACCCTTAACACCCGCAGAACCTCCGGGACTAGCAGCAGCACTATTAAAATCACCCATTCCAGCAAAGGCGCGTGCAATCCCAATCGCGATATAAGTTGCGATCATTTGTGACGCTGCGTCCATCAACATGGATGCGACACTGCGAAGGAAGTCCGCAAACGCTTGCTCTGCGGTTTTGGTGCCGTCGATAACGGAAAGCACTCCGTCAGTAAGTGCGCTTGTAATTGGAACGATTTGCTCCAACAGCTGCTTTTGTTTAAGTTCTTTTTGCTCAAGTGCGTCTAACTGGGGTAGTAACGTTTCGTGTAGTTGAATTCTCTCCTGTAAAGTTTTTATTTGCGACTCTGCGCTTTCTTTGACTTTAGGGTCTTTACTTGCAGCAAGTTTACTTTGAATTTTTAGTTGATCATTTAAGGATTTTTGTACGTCCTCAAATCGACGTACCTGTTTTATACGCAAATCTAACATTTCATTGTCGTTTGTGCTAAAAGGACTAGCAATACTACGTTCCAGGTCTTCTTTTTGTCTTCCTAAATTTTGCGCCATACCTTGCGTTTCTTGCGTAGCTTTAAGCGCAGCTATTTCCCTTTCAATCTGTAGTTGTTTAATAGCATCTTGTGTTTGTTTTTCCCTGTTTAGCGCTTCTTGTTCTAGTAAATAAATGCGTGCATTTATAAGTTCGTTTATTTCTTCTTCTGTTGCAAACCCTGTTAAAGACACCTTTAATGCAGTGTTTTCCATCGCCAGTAGACGTTTTTCCTGCTCCAAACGCTCTACTCCTGTGCGTAGAATTTCTTTAAGAGCAGCTTCCTGGCCTTCATAAAGAACTTTGCGGGTTATTTCTGCATCAAGTAACTTGATGCTTAATTGACTGTGCACCGTTTCTCTAGTTTTAAAAGCCTTAAGTTGAGCTTTAGCTTCTTTTGCTTGGCGTTGCGCTACAGCGGCAGCGTCTTTTGCGTCTTGTGCTGCTGCTTTTGCTTTCTCTCTAACAAGGTCTTTTAGGTTACTAAGACGATCTTCCTCGATGTCTTTTACTTGTTCTTGTAGGTTTTTGTTTATCTTGGCTATTTCAGCTTCTTCTAATTTTTTAGTTATAATTCCCTTAAGATGTTGTTCTCGAAGATCGTCTATAGCAGCTTGCTCTTCTTGTACAACAACCGCTGTTTTTGCCGCTGCTAAATTGTCAATACTAGTTTTACTTAAGCGAAATTCTGTTTCCCTACGTTTTTCTGCAACTTGAGCTGTCAAGCTCATTACACCTAGTTCATCTTGTGCAGTAATTATTCGGTCCTTAGCTGCTTGAGTAAGCTCCTGTTGCACATCAAATATACTTGTATCGCCAAACGTTTCAAGCGTAGGGAACTGTACAATAACAACTGCTAAAGCTTTTAAACTATTTAAAAGTTGCGATGCACCTTCATCAAATTTAGCTGCACTTTTAGCGTTGTCTATAATAAGTTGACCAAACATCCCCAATTGCTCATTGGCTAATTTAGTTGTTTCATTGTTTAATTTTTGTAGCTGCCCACTTTTCTCTAAATTGTCTAAATAGTCTTTTTGGGTAGCAGTAAGACGCCCAACAGTAGCTTCGTATGCAGCCGTAACCCCTTGTCCTGTTTGTAGCGCTATGCCTAAGTTTTTTGTGCTCTCGACAACATCGTCTGCAGCTCCACCAAGCACTTGAAGGGCAATTGAAAGAGGACCAAAAGTTGATCCACTTATTGCGCCGCCAAGAGCACCACCTAGTGACATGCCGGGGCCGCCGCCAAATAGTAATGGAAATGCACCTGCTGAAACTGCTGCACCTAATCTTTTGCCAGGAGTTATGCCAGCGGAACCCCCCGGTGCTTTTGCTTTTTTAGGCTCAAAACCAAAGGTTTGTGCCATAGGCGACCCTGCAATATCTCGAGCGCCCATCACAGGAGATGCAATATTAGATCTAGCACTTACGCGCTCGCTCGATAAAATAGGTCTTTTAATACCTTGCACTCTTTTTTCTTCTGCAAGTAACTTATTTTGACGTTCCAGCTCTTGGTTGAAGTCTTTTTGTGCACGTACGAGACCTCTAACTGCTTCCTTTTCTGCATCTGTGCCCATAGCGGCTCTTCGTAAAGTCCGCTCGGCTTTTGCTATAGCCCTGGAATAGTTATCTACGTTTTGAATTCTTTTACCCGAAAAGCCTTCGTCGGAAGCCTTACCTGCTTTAATTGTTGCCGCATTTACCTTGCCTACTTCTTTTGATACTGACCGAAGCTCATTAGTTAGCTGCCTAAGGGCGTCAGACCCCCGTAGTGCAACTTCAATATCTACGTTGTAATTGGCCACAGCAACGCACGTAGAGTCCTACGGACCAGTCTACCGTGCACCCATTGATCGTGCTCTCGAGCCGGTTTTTGCGTTTTGAACAGCTTTCTCATGTTGCTCGTTGTGCAGCTCAAAGTATGCAACCCAGCCAATTAGCTCTTCTTGCGTTAGGTGCCGTGTTAGCTGAACGACCGTAGTTCCTAGTTCCTTGGCAAGGAAATAAATGAAATACCAGTCGCTATTGGCTTTTCAAGGCTGCTTTCGCGTCCTCCACCTTGTTTTCTGCGCCAGAGGACAACATCGCTAGTTGAATGTCTTGCAACACTGCGGCCTCAACGGCGTTTTTAAGCACTGCTTTTTCGCCGTCCTGGAACAAACGCTTACCGTCTGCGTCCAGTGCTTTTTCAATCAGCATTCCGAGTGCAAAATCGTTGGCATCGTCAGAACCCGCTTTTTTCTGAATGGCTTCGCGTTCAGCAATAGTAAGAGGGTGCCAATAGATCTCTAGCGCAATCTCATCTCCATCTTTGACTTCATGCTTATACAGCTGACTGACGCCAAACTTATTACGGAGCAGCTCAGAGGCACGCATACAGTAGTAGCATTTATCTAAATATACTACACAACTGCTGTGAATTGACAGGACATAATACCAACAAAATGCGAACGGTCTTCCAACTCCAATGGAGTTGGGCCGGAAACGTCGGATACACGCGGAGATACATTAAAAGTATCGCTGTAGCCCGAAGCGTTGACTGAGGTAAGCCCGTCAATAACTGCTTCGCTAATAGACGACAAGACAGCCGTACCAGCAGATTTGGGCACGTGAACGTTGCACTGGATAACTCCAGAGTAGTAATTCTGAGCAGCTCCTTGGTTTTGAAGAGTGGAGCGGTTAAAGTTTATGGTCATCAAAATGTACTTTTTAGTCTTCCCAGGTACGGTGTAGCGCACGTTGTCGTAAACCATAAGCACTGTGGCATCAGCAGCTGAAACAGCGTTAGTAACTGCTTTTTCAAAAGCGGCGCGAGCGTTTACAAGTGTCATAATTTAAAGCCTGGTGTACACACCAAACACACTGCTACTAGATCCTGTCCTAGCAAAAATACGACCAGGCGTTTTTTCTTTAAACGTTTGCTTAACCAATGAGCGCATTTCACCCTGGATAAAGTTTGCTACTTTTGGTGATTCAAGCGCGTAACCTGCGTACTCAGCGGTATTGCCGATATACACCGTTGGTTGACGTTTGAAGTTGAACTCCGGAACGGCAAAACGCGGTTTAATTTGACCTCCTACTGGTTTTTTGTCGGTGTGTACCCACTGGTTACCGATACTGCTCCAGGTAGTTGCTCCGCCAGGTGCACGAGTCTCATAAATTTTTGACCATGGAGCATGGTCTTCTCGTTTGTCCTCAGCACGGATTTTTTGGGTACCTGTTTTCCAACTTGATGCAAAGAAACCTGTGTCCACAGGACTGTTCTCTTTTGTGCTCAAGCCTTCAACAGTTAGCTGGATTAAAGCGTTGTAGTCACTATTAAGTTGACGTTCCAGGTCGGAAACGATTTGCCCGATACCCTTTTTGCGACCTGCCATTAGAACCTCACTTGAATAATAAATAGGTACTCTTGGTCCCCTTTGTACGTGCGAATGTCTGTAATCTGTGCAACGCGGTTCGAGCCCGCGTACTTAAGGGTGATCGTGTCTTCAAGTGTGGGTTGATTATCACCTATAAGGTCTGGGGTTACATAGAGCTTTGCTTTGCGCTCTTCGCGACCCTCTTCTTCCTCAGAATCGACAAACTCAATTGGTGCGTCAAAGGAGTAAGACGTGTCGGTCGTCGTCAACGCACCAGTGCTGGTGTTATATACTGGCGATGCCTTACGCGTGTAGATGACTGTCGTGTCAAGGGATTTGCCCAGATCAGCGACAACTGATTTGGCGACGTTTTTAAATAAACTGTCTAGTGCTCCTGGCATTTCAACCCCTCACAGTACGAACTTGATAAGAGCCAGAGCCTCCAAGGCAATAAGCACCAAGATAAGACTGCAGCCAAGGGTAAACGTCGAATACGTTATTAACAGTTCCGGTAGCTTGGCTAGAAGTGTTGTACTTGACTTCGAGTTCTCCGAGCTTGACTTGCTCGTATAACCCCGTATCGCCGGTAGTCCCTGTAATCGAGTCCGTGTCATTCGCTAATGCACGCGCCAGCTCAAACGCAGCGTACTTAATGTCTGCCGGAATAGCACTGCAAGTTAACTCAACGCGATCAACGTGGTAATT